AGAGCCTTAGAAGTAGGCATCTGAAAATCCATATCCTCACCGGCAGCAACGAAAACATTAATGGCTACATCATTATTAATATCCGAATTAGGTACAGCTAACCTATTTAACACATAAATGGTTATCTGACCGTTAGTGGATGGAGTAGGCGCAACCCTGTTGGTAGATGGTGTGGGTATGTCAGAACCATAATTTATCCAATCAAAGTTAAATCCTGAACCTTGGGTATCCCTACCCTCCAATGGTAACAAAGATAAATATGGTTTTTCCTGCATATAACCAACCTCAAAGCAAAAATCCCTTCCAGATTCACCAGCAATATCAATGGTTCTACTATACTGCTGATTCATCAGAGATTCAGGATAATCATTGACACTAGCCCTAGCATGAACATCTGCTACGGGATCATACACAATTCTCAACCTACCTCTATGAAGATTGGAAGCAACAATTTGAATACGATACTTCATAGAGCCTCTCCAATAACCAAAAGGTAACGCAGCATATGCACATGGGGTAGGTTGAAGACATGGAATACCAGCAGTGAGAGTACTACCCACAGCCCTTTGGCGTTTAAAATACTGTGGTGTTACCCTGGCAGTCCATATTGGCGTTTCAGCGGGAGCGCTAACCGCCCAGGTAAACCTATCTAACCAACACTCACGCTGAGCTAAAGCTGATATTGACATCTCATCACTAGAACCAAGGCCAACAGAGGCCTCATCAGTCGCCAAACATGAGTTACCAACTTCCAATCTAGTTGAGATATCATTCGAATTAGCCTTGGCCAAATCTCCCAAAAAATTGGGAACATACTCTGATCTCATTTGAGGGATAAACTGAAGTGGTGGAGAAGCACCAGGATGTTCCACAGCTGTTGGGATGGAAAATTTTACATCAGAAGCCCACAAAAACACTTGTATGGTTACTGGATCTGACGCCCCATTAGCATGTTTTAAAGGTGCCAAGGTGCTGCTATGAATGACACCCATATGTGAAATCCTTGCACCATAAGGCCCTTGAGAAACGTTAGGAGCAGTACCGGTAATCAAATTGGCAATTGGATCACCCAATTCACCCATTGTTTGACCTGTGTCAACAGCAGAGGGATTTGCAACCCAATCTCTATTAGGAATTCTAAACCAATTTGCTCCATAAAAGAAAGGGAATTCCATCTCACCACCCATTGATTGCCCAGGGTCTATAAATATCTTAGGCCACTGACTTTGGGTCATTATGGAAACCTCCTCACCATTTGACAAAATTATTTCATTATTGGCATCATAATCTATATTACCAAATGGCCCAGAAACCAAATTTGGATCGAACTGATATCTCTCCCCTGGTTCCGTCATTAAAGGTCTATAAGATACAAATCCTCTACCGTAATGCATCTGAGATCCATTAACCATCACTTTCATATGCATTTTACAGCGAAGAAGATAAAAATTTGAAATTTTTTGGGCAACACTAGGGCTATCTAAAAACGCTGACCAAGGATTAAAATAAATCTGAGGAAATGGCTGGCCAACTTCCCAGATATATGTTCCAGCCAATATAGGTCTCTCCAACCACTTGGCGAGGTCAACATCTGAGTACGACCCCCAATCATGAGAAGGGTCTTCACCATCCCTGACAGTAGTTATAAATTGCTTTTCACTGTCATCAAAAGCGAAAGTCTGCTGAATTTGGACGTCAGCAGTCGTCTGTAAATCTGTTAAACTAGCTGGTCTAAAAATAAGGTGCAGGATCTGACCTAGTATCCTGCACTAGCACAACAATAAGCTAATACGATTGAAGAACGCATAATATACAAATAGCTAATAAATACAAAGATCGGAACTTCAAAAGGGTTTTATAAACAGTTCTGAGAACCCGTTAGCGGAACCAACCGCAAGCATATATTTAAAGAGCTTGCTCAAGCTCTAAGCGCTAAGAGCGCTTTAAAATTCATAGGAAAGCGTTTCAATCCCCTCCGGATTGAGCTTTTCCTTTAATTTTTCAAAAGCCTCTCTGTTTTCTTCACGCTGTCTGACAATACGGGGTTCTAACATACCATCTTTGCAGAATTTCTTGACATACTTATCAAGCCAATAATTCCAATGAAACATTTTGTCATATTCCGCCACCATGTTAGCTGGTTTCCAAGTAGGGTGGGAAAAATTCCGTACTGACTCAACAAATCTATAAAACCTAGTTTTACCGTATGGAACCAGTTCAAATAAAAGAATATATACCTGGTCTCTAAAAAGGTAATGAGGTTCAACAGTTGAAGAAGAATCCTGCTTGGCTAACAATTTAACCAATACAGAGGCCTTGAGGGGAGCGGCACCAATCAACACTGTCTTGCTTGCACGAGTTGCATCATTTTCGATCTCATCCAACGTATAAGCAGGAATCATTAAAAAATACATAACATGCTGCAAGAACACCAATTTCTTGGGGTCTTGGTATGCAAGTGTTTTCTCGGACTTATCTCCCATTGTGGAAGTTATGCCAAAGCCTAACATAATCTTACTAAAATCAACAGCACTATATATGGGAATACGCGCTTTTAAACATGCTCTGGCAAACGCCTCTTTAACAGCAGTCTGACTATCATCTCCTAAAGCCTTATGTCTTATCCATTCGGTATAATCATCCGGCATCTTCAATGAATGTTGGAATGCAAACACCAAAACGTTACATACAGCCAACACTTGATTCATCAAAGAATTTAAAGGCAAAGTGAAGATAAAACCAGATGGCATCACTGTTATCGGCATAATAACTCCACCATAATACAGTTCCATTTCGTCCCACCATTCCAGTAGTGCATCCGAATAAGCAATCAAACGCTCATTATAAGTGCCATAACAATGATGCAAGGCTAAAACGAGCTCAATACACATAGTTAGTGTAAATTTCATAAGATTTGCAGGCATTATTTTATCCCAACTTGAGACGTCAGCGTCAAAATTATGGAATTCCCCGTCGAAATAACTGTCATAATATATCTGGTTGGTACTTTGTTCATAGTGACAAGAACCCATATCAAGGCCCGCCACCATATCAAATTCGATGGGATAATTGGCAAATAAATAAGCCAGAGGAAGCAAAAACATCCTAAAGGCGACATTGACAGATCCTGGCAGATTAGAGACCATTCTAGATTTGACTTTTACTTTGCATTCAGGAATTGAATGAAATATATCCCTAATCTTCTGGTCTTCATTTGGCTCACAATCTGCCAAAGCCTTTCCTTTCTCACTACCAAACAAGTCAGTATAAAATTCCTCTGGTGAATCAGCTTTAGGATACGTGAACTCATTGGCTGGAACCGTGACCACATAACATTCACGCTTGGTAAAGCAAGTTGTGATCTGGTTTTCAGGAACTTCACCACAAGTAAAACAATAAACTGCCGAAGTAAAGGCTTCCCATGCCGGTACTGCATCATCAAAAATATAAAGTTTACCATCATCACCAACTTGATAAACATCTCTCTTACCACTGCCTGAAAGGGGTTTATTATTGGAGCCCCATGAACTGGTGTGGTCCATTTTGGGCATTATCACATGACCATTGGCTCTCTTAACACCAGTGAACTGTTCCTCTATCGTAGTTCGAAGCAATCTATCCATATCTTCATGGTTGAAAGAATCAGAATCGATAATCCTCTGAATGACGTCAAGGTGGTGAGAATAAACTCTAGAAGTCGCGTCCTGAACAATTCCATGGGGTATATCACCACTAATCATGGCTTTAGCAACCTCTTTATCGAGTGACATCGAGGACTTACTACCATATTTAGTCGACTCCCCAGGGCCAACCATTCCAACGATAAGTTCATCAGAAAACGAATAATGAGGCTTTTCACCAGCCCAAGGAGATGCGCACACGTGGAAAAATTCCGGATGGAAAAAATGATCATTTGGTGAACCAATAACGGGGAACATTCCTCTAACTCCTCTATGCCAAGCATAAATTCCTTTAACTTTTTGGGAAGAAAAACTAGGCAACGAAACATGAGTTCCTGACTTCGCCCCCGAATAAGCAAAGATGTCTGACTTCTCAGCAACATTTTCACCATTTTCCATACCACTTAGAAAATCAGTCCATTCAACAGATTGCTTGGTATACCTAATGTTACTAGCACAAACTTTCTTTGCTTCCTCAAGAGTTTTCTGGACGTTGGGATTGTCCAATCTATCTCTGAGAACTGTATCCATCTGTGCAGTAAACACCATAGGTTCATTTCCTGGAGCTGCAAAGGCACCCTTGGTTGAAGCCAAAGTCTTTCCAGATGTGTTAATACCAAACAACTTATGCTCAGAAGCATCCACAAATGTTTGTGTAATAGGAACGTACAACTCATGGACTACTGTACCAGAAAGTTTGCCAATATAAAGGGCCAACACAGGAAAGGAAGTGCCATTGGAAAGTATCACAGGCATTCCACATTCCCCATTTTTACGTTCATAATCACCTTCCTTTACCGGCCTAGCCATCAATCCTGTCATAGGCTTACCCCTAAGGTGCTCAACAAATTCCTCAGTATCCGGATAATTTGGAGTGTTTTCACCAAACAAAGAAAACTTGTCCGTATCATTATAAAACTTATCCTTCTTCGAAACCGCTCCGTTCTGAGATGGATACCAATAAATCCCATCAACTGTAACCGAGCAGTAAAGTTCCTTGTTATAACATGGAATAATTTTCTTCAATCTGATACCAGTTTTACCATGAGCAACTCTACATAAATCAGATCCCTCATCAAAAACAACATCACGCTCAAAAATTTTCAAATCATAATAGGTAGTCTGATTAGATTCATCAATTTCCATGCTAACTATCATCTTCACTGTGACTCCTCCTTTCAAATCGACACCAGCGAAATAATGAGAAGGAACCCAAAAGGAATGAGAATCCGTCATGATCGCATGAATCTTAACTTCTCGTTCACGACCATTAACAACTGCAATTCTAACAAGTTGAACCACACGACTAATTTTCGAGTTCTTGTTTTTTCCAAAAAGATTTCGATAAAAATCATTAACAGTCATCCCGTGGCTGGCATTACTAGTATTAGAAGAACAATTGACTTCCTTAGCACAATAATGTTTAACAAGCGCTTTCTCATCCCAATAATTCTGACCATCGGGAATATCCGAATGAATACCTTGAGGAGTGAATTCTTCCTTCTCATCATCATCCAATCCGCGTCCAGAAGTCAAAACATTAGTGAAAATGGAATACATAGCACCTGCTGTCACAAGTGGAGCCAGACCATAAAGAATTGCCTTCGCTGTAAACTTTGGAATGTGAATAAAACAATTTTTCCTCAAGTTTTCTCTAAAATTCAGAAGGAACTTATGAAAACCAAAATGATCTTCTTCAAGAAGTTTAGTGTCAGTTGACAAAACTGGGATGATGCGAGCAGGTGCATTAACCCATAAATATCGATCAGGAACCCACGAAGGAGGCCAGGTAGTATGATCTTGTTTATCACTTCCCCAATACTCATTGACATGGTGCTCCCAGTCGAAGTGGTGGTTACGATCAAATGGCACAAGGAAATCACTTTGAGCATCAAATTCACTCTTTCCAGGTTTACTTGCTAAATCCAACACTATTCTGGTTGCGTTTGGGGGACAAGAAGAGCATTTTGCACCATGATAAATCTTAATTCCCCCATTACCATATTTCACGCGAACGCCTTCACAGCATCCATTGTCATGGGAGATTACATAAGGTTGAAATCTACCATGCCAGCAATCTCTTTCAGGCTGAGGTTCTTCATGAACATCTAATACTTCGGCTAGCTCCACCTTGTTTTTTGGAAGCTCACTAGCTGTAATTATGATGTCATCAGGCTCATCGCTCTTCTCCTCATCATCGCTCCCTGAAATGGTACCTTGGGCATCAAACTTATGACTAATCCTAGATTTATGGAAAGCACTTGAGATACATTTACGGAAATCATTACGATAACCAATGTCCTGGTACAGTTCTTCTTTTGCGCCAAACAATGAGCTATAAGGATCAAAGAAGGTAGAAGCTACTGTATCATAATTCCAATTACAATCCCTACGCCTTGAATAAGCTACTGGTTTAAAACACATTAAAGGTGAATGTGGATCAGGATCCTGGGGTACGAATGCTTCCAAAAAATCAGAAAAATACTGAACTGGAGTGATTCCATGCGGAGTTAACAATCCAGCAGAATGATCCTCAACCAGCGTAAATACATAATCAACATACTTCTTATTGGAACTAAGAGTTCCTTCCAACAATTTGTCGAAAATCAAAAGCTTGGTCAAAGAAACAAAAGTGCCCCTTGCACTAGACATGTCCTCCATTTCTCTTGAAGTGCATCTAAGATCATCACCGACTCCATTCATCCTATCAACAAGTTTACGGCCATCACAATCGACCCCAGAAGCCATAGAGGACGCATAATTGAGAACCAATGTAGGCCTCTTAATGGTTTTAATGACACATTCCTTTTCACCAGCCATTTCCTTGTCATAAAAACAAGGAGTAAAAATCAAATACCGAAGCAAAAAGAAATAGAGTTCGGCTAATGAATAAGGATAATCATTAAGCAAAAGGCTTTTCCTTTTCTCTAGAGACCACCATTCCTCAAGACTTTCAGCACTCTGCGAAATTGTTCCTGCAGATATAGAAAGCAAATGCTTCAATGAACGACTCTCAATAAAAGCTCCGCCTTGTTCAGCAAAAGACCAATTTTCTCCAGCCATATGCGCGTCAAAAATCGAAGAAAAAGGTAAACTCTTGAACATGCGCTGAGTAACAGGTCTCAAAGTCGATGATTGGACCATAAAAGCGAAACATCGGAACATGCAAGAATTTACTTCCCTAAGAGAATTAATGATAGACCTCTCATCAAATCGACCAAACTCATTACGATTATGAATCACATTAGCCTTGGGTTTCCTCAGTCTTGCATCCAGAATACACAAATCACCAGTAAAACTATTAAATTCATGAACACCAGCGCATACCGAACAGTGCCTAGCAACTAAACCTTTGCCACACGAACAAATAGCAGATTCAGATTGCAACACAGATCTAATCTCATTAGTTCTCCATTGTCTAAAGCTGCGTTCATACTTATAAGCGACTTGATCATTGATAAAACAATAAAAAGTGCTCATATGGACCGTCCTTAAAACTATTCTGGTTCCTTTCTTATACGATCGCTTATGCTCACCTACCCCATACTCCTGGTCCTTATGGAAAACGTGGGAAACAGGTTGTTTGTCCATTTGTTCACCAGGTTCAAACTCACCAGTTGCACTCGACAACCTTACGTAAGTATAAACAGTGACTGTATTATAAAGCATTGAGGTATCTGATGCTGCACGAGCCTTATCAACGGTAGGATGCTCAACATTCAATTTCCCCGAATCATCTCCATATTCGCCATTCAAGTGCCATTCTATGAACATGCATCTTCTAATTACGGCGGGCATACAAACAGCCAACTCTTCCAAACCGGCAGTAGCACGGTTATCGGAATAAAAACCAGCAATTGCTCGAAATGGATTATCACCTTTCACTCCATCACCCTTATTAGTGGTTATAGCTGGAGCATCAGTGTGGGGGGCGAAAGTATCACCAATCATCATTATATTATGGGTAAGATTGTTATCAGGTGGGGCATTATTGCCTAACTGACAGGGTTCAAAATCCTCAACATGTTTAAACAAGAAACCAACATTTCCTTGCCTATTCATCATGAAATTGGATCTTCTCTGTCTGTCAATAAACCTACTATCAATGGTAGTCCCCTTCTTGTAGTTTGCGGCATCTGTATAACCATAATCAACAGCCAAGTCCAAAATTATACGCATGACAGTCTGTATAAAGACACCCCCCAATCCATTAGATTTACCAATACCAGCAGGTCCCGTAAATATAAACGACATACCAGCTGCCTTAGTGCCAGGTGGGGTTGAACAAGTTCGCCTAACCAAAGATTGCAAATTGGTAGAATAACCCGAAAGTTTTTGCTGCATTTGCTTAGATAAAGTTGCTTTACTTGACATATATTGCAACTTGGAATTTAAGCTAGACGCAGCTATTTTCATACCATCAGACCAATTCTTAGGTCCACCCAATTCTGGCATGCTACTGCAGAAGAAGTCAGTCTTTGAACGACCTTCCAACGTATCAATCATCATAACCCAATCAGGATCAGATGACTTTATGATCGATTCTGGCAACATCTTACAAACGGGGCTCTGAAAATGGGCACGATCCTCATAATACAAAGTATCAGCAGTAGGTGCTATACCCCCATAGCTAGATGTTATAAACACATACATATCATAAACTTGGGAATAAGAATCTACGCCAATAAAACGACTAAAATCACCCTTAAAAATGGAATCAGCAGATTGCCACATCAACGCAAGCACTTTATCAAAATCCACGAGGTAATTGGTAATAGTTCCAGCTGCAATGGATGTCATCATAATCGGTAAGACCCTCTCTACCGAAAACTTTTTCAATCCTTCATAGGACAAAGCTGGTGGCTTCCCATCAACAGTAATCAAAGCACAAAA